TCTTCTTACTACTCTACACTTTGCGACATTGAACAAGGGAGGGTTGAAGGATGAGCGAGAAACAAGAAACACACACACCTGGGCCATGGCACAACTTTGAGCAAAATGGCATGAATCCAAACTATAAAGGATTGTATGAGATAGACGCAAACCACCCAAGCGGTAGCCGCCAAACTATAGCGGTCACACCTTACAAAGGAGACGCTAGGGAATTGGACGCAAACGCCCGGCTAATCGCAAGAGCGCCTGAGCTATTAGAGCAATGCAAGCTGTTTGAGAAATTGCTTACTGTAATGATCATGGAAGGCGATAGTGGCGCGGATCTTGAAAGAGATAACTTGCGCGCAATCCTGGACAGAGTGGAAGGAGAAACTGCAGCATGATTTATTTCGGCAAGGTTTACAATTACGAGGGCGATAAATATCGCATCAATGCAAATACTTCTAGTCTATCAGATGCCAAGGATATTCTAGCAAGCTGGGATTACATGCCACCACAAATTTTAAATTGGATTTACAATAAAGAAATGCCCACAAAGAAATGGAATTATTACAAATGGAAAGCGAGCAAAGGATTATGAATCACACACAAATTAATAAAGCTGTCAGGGATTATCCAGGATTACATGCCGCATCAAGTTTAATTTATGAATTAAACAAATTAATACCATTCAAAGATGATAAATATGAATGGCTTGACGAAGTAGTTGATTCTGGAATTTTAGATTCTTACGAAGTGAGAGAATTAACAGATTTAGTTACAGCGCTATGAGCAAGCAAGAAAACTCACTACTCCCAAAGCTCGCCATGGGCTTGTCGGTATTCCTGGCGCTCAAGTTTGGCACGAAAGTGCTTGCATGGTGGGCTAAAAAACAAGGAGAAACTTAAACTCTACCCCGTTACCCCTTTAAAAGCGTTTTGATTGTATGACATGAGTAAATACCCTCATAATCAATCAAAACGCTTTTTTGATGCCTTCTTGAGCTTCATATGGCATCATATGTAGTACAATGTAGTCTCATAAATCCTAGAATGGATTCTTTTGATGTAAAGTAGGCTCAGGTTCAAGTGAAGAGAAACGCCCGGTTGGTTTTGTAAAAGTAAGCTTAGTTGCACGCACCTCTCCATTTCTGTTCTTTGCAACATTACAAATGATATTATCCTTAGTTGGATCTACTTCTTTTTCTCGATGCATGAGTAATACACAGTCTGCATCTTGTTCTATACTTCCACTCTCACGCAGGTCAGAGAGCATGGGATTTCTGTTAGCACTTTCCAAGGCACGATTTAATTGCGAGAGGGCAAGCACACTACAATCCATCTCAAGAGCAATCTGCTTCAAAGTCCTGCTGATTAATGAGATTTCTTGTACTCTGCTATCCATGCCTGGCACGCCCAAGAGTTGCAAGTAATCGACTACGATTAAACCAAGCTCACCCTCAAGCCTTTGTTTAGCGAGAAACGCCTGCAAGCCTTGCAATGTGCTTGTTGAATCATCCTTGAATGTGATTGGCCATGATTGCATAGCTTGTACTTGCTTCTCTAGCTTTTGCTTATGTCCGGGTTGCAAGAATCCTTTGCTTGTAGGTTTTCGTACTCCGCTAGCATTGGAAAGTAATCTACCAGCACACTCACTTGCAGTCATTTCAAGACTTGCATACGATGTCCTTAAACCACGCTTTGCAGTCTCGTAGGTCATTTGTATTGCTAATGCACTCTTCCCTACTCCAGGACGTGCAGCAAGCACGTACAAACTACCCTTCTTGAATCCACCTCCAAGAATTGCATCAAGTTTGGGTAGTCCTGTACTGATTGCTTGTGTGCCTCCTGCATCCACTTGGAGAAACTCAGCAAATGCTTCCTTACTTGCTGCTCCACAACTTACCACGCCCTTTCTTTGAGAAAGTGACTTGGCAATGGTGTTAACAAATGTCTGACTTATTTCTTCAGCTGGCTTGCTTGCTTTAAGATCATCATTCGCTTGATACAAAGCACGCTCCACGCATCTTGTATTACGATGGTTAATTAATTTCTCAATATATCTTTCAATTGAACCACCACCATACTTCTCGCTAAGAAAAAGGATCTCATCTTTCAAGTCTGCATGTTCAATGATTAAATCAATCTCGTTGCATGGACTGAGTCGCAGGCACGATTCAAATATCGTTCCACGATCCATGCTAGAGAAGTCATCTTTGGTTAACGCTTCTCCAGCTTGTGCAGTTGCTACTCCACTCTCATCATGAAGCATGGAAGAGAGAACTGCTTGCTCTGCTAACTCGTAATCAATCATCGGGGTGTTTCATGGTAACATCAAAATTCAATCCATGAGTTGAAACAGAATTATCTACGACATTATCATAGCCTCCATCATTCAACCATGAGTTTGGATGTTTTGCATAATTTCCTTTTTCACGAAAATGTTGATTGTATTTATCTGCAACTATCTTCGGATCTAGATTTTCTAGTGCATCCCAATTCTGTCTGATAGTCTTGACCACGCGTCTTGCAAATTGTTGGTTTTTACACACTTCCCAGAATGCTTGAAACCATGCATGAGTTTCCTCTTTTTGAGTTTCCTTTTTAGAGGGTGTTGTATTACAACACAATATATCTTTAGATATATTTATATTATCTACACACGCGTGTACGCGAGGATTGTAAGACGGGGGTATTACATTGGCATTTTGCAAAGTAGGTGCAATGAACTGTGAAATCGCTGCTTTTACGACCTCCGATTTGTTCATTCCGGTAAGCTCGCAAAAGGTCATTAATCTTGCATTTGCAATCTCATTTAATCGGAACGATGTGGAGTAACTTTTTGCTTTTTCTTGTTCTTCTTCTGACATAATTTTATCCTCCAATTATTGCTATTAACCAGGCAAAAATCATCCATACCCAGGTGATAACTGCTGCGATAAACATGGCAGTAAATATTATTTTATTCATTATTTTATTAAGTGTTTGCATTGTGCGTGTTTGTATTTGTTTGTAGTATTTGATCTCGCATAAGTGTTCGAGAGGAGTATTTTTTTATGGTTTCTACGGGTATAAGGTATGCCTTTTTTGGTTGGGTATCACCCTTCCCTGTGAAGATCCGCAGGGGTGGATTCTTCTCCACAATTAAGTCTTTTAACTTCCTTGGAGTAATAAATATAAACTCCGTTTTTGTGTCAAAGATCCACCAATCTGCGGTTGTTCCCATAAGCCCGGATGGCTTGCCATACATCTCTATTTCCACCACGAGGTTACCAGAGTAATGCGCCTTCCAATCTTGTTTTACTTCATATCCTTCCTTAGTATTAGCCAAGAAGAAATCAAAGCCTGTGAACTTGCCTGGTATGGGTATGGGCTTGTGTCCAAGAGATTGAAAGAACGCAATTAACTCGGCCTCTCGCAGCTTGCCAATGTTAAGACTCGTGTCGAACTCACTCATGGACACTCCTCTTCCGGGACTCCATCTCGATGCTCAATGTCCCCTGTTAACCACTCTTGCATACCGCACAGGTAAAACCACAAGTCCATGACCTCATCTTTGGCACAATCAATGTGTTGTCTTAGTTGCATCTTCATCATTCCTTTATCCCCACTTGCATTATGTTCTTCAATTCCAGCTAAAAACTTCTTGCGAGCTTTTACCCTAAATTCGTTTAATGCATGTTCCATTAACTTCTTATCTTTTAGTTGCGAACTATTCATATTACTTTGTTACCTCTACCCACGTCTCTTCCTCTTTGTAGGTTTTGACTTTTTCCTGACTGACTTCGAGGGTGATGCTCGTTGGGTCATCTTCTGGTATAATTTCAGCACCCCGGAGCGAATCAACGAGGTACTTGACTCCCCCAACGAGGTTGTCTGGATCACAGATCCTGACTCGTTTTGAGATAATGCGGACTCGATGGCGATCATCGCCTCCTTCTGCATTTCTCTCTTCTCTTTTACTCGAGCCCACCGATTCATACCTAGTAGTGTGTTCAATGAAGGGGTTCGTTTCTTGACGCACAGTGTTATCTTTTCTCCCTTTTCCATTAGTTGGCATCTATGTTCTTTCCTACCAGGTTAATCTTTTCTGCCATCTCCCGGTCACATTCAAGCATGTCCCTCACTGCACGGCAGGTGTGGGAAATGTTGCTATGATTACGATCAAACACCTTGCCAAGTTCTTCCACCTTGTACCCTTGCTTGCGACTGTAGTAGATCGCACATTGGCGTGCCAATGATACATCCTGTGTACGCTTCCTACTTTCAATCTCTGCTACACTCACGCCAATCGTGTCTGCACATATCTGCTTTATTTTATCCACATCAACCATGCAGTCACGGGTAGTCATAATAGTAATGTCAGGATCACTTACATTATTCATATCCTCACCTGCCAATGTAGCCACTAACTGTTTCATTGCTGCATGGAGCACCACAACCGCGCCATCAAAATTACCAGATGCCATATGTTCTTCGGCATAGCCCAGCACTTTATCCATCTCATTTATTTTCAATCTATTAGCCATTCTGTTGAATCCCTTCCTTCGGTTTTTAACCATTTGTTAATTTCTCGTTTATCCCATGCAAATCCACGCCCACCTCGGCAAGTCATGCCATCAATGATGTAACATGTTAAACCTTCATCCTCATGAAATTGATCCAAGGATGTTTGTGATTTGTATCCCATTAGTTTGAGTGCCTTCTTGGAGGTGATAAGGTATTTCTTTTTTCCTTGATTCCTACCCATCACGCTGACTTCTTTCCCTCATTTTCCCAGCGCAAAGCAGTAGAAAAATCAACCATGTCGATCAGTGATTTATTCCCGATCTTCTGCCCTACCACTTGGTGCTTCTTGATTATCCTGTGGGCATAGCTCCTACTCACGCCAAATCGTTGGGCAAGTTGTGAAATAGATAAACGATTCTTTGCATATAGAGTCCCAAGGTTTAGCGTTTTAACATCATCACTGTATCCGGGCCATACATCAGTCCGTAAGCACTCACCATACAACTTGATTGCTTCAAGCACCCGTGGCACTTCCTTTTCAATGTCTGCGTTTTCCAATGCATAGCAAGCAGTCGCAAATGGTGCAGACTTCTCGACCACTAAGAATACAAACTGCTTGGGTCTTTCTCCCATCGCTCGCAATGCAGTCATGTAGAATGCTGCTTGAAACGCATAGCCAAATTGGCGTACGCTTTTCGCAAATCCTTTCTCACTTGCATCTAATG